GTACTGCAACACAAGGTATCCAAGGTACTCAAGGTACTACCGGTACTGCAACACAAGGTATCCAAGGTATAACTGGTACTGCAACTCAAGGTACTCAAGGTACTCAAGGTACTACTGGTACTGCAACTCAAGGTACTCAAGGTACTCAAGGTACTACTGGTACTCAAGGTACTCAAGGTATAACCGGACCAGTAGCAGGAGCTGCTAACCAGGTAGTATTTAAAGACGGATCTAACAACCCAGCCGGTAGTGCCAACATGACCTTCAACGGCACTACTTTAAGCGTAGCTGCCCTGACTGAAACCTCTGCACTTAAGTATAAAAAGGATATCGAAGCCATCTCTGAATCCCTGCAGAACGTCCGTCAAATGAAAGGTGTCTACTTCACCCGCATAGAGGACCAAACAAGACAAATAGGATTTATTGCCGACGACGTCTACAAGATATATCCAGAACTAGTAGAAACTAAAGACGGAGAGGTAGAGAGTCTACGCTATCAGCGCATTACCGCCGTATTGGTGGAGGCTGTCAAAGAATTAAGCGATAAAGTAGATAGTCACGAAAAAACTATAAAAGAATTAATTAGTAGAATCCTTAAACTTGAAAACAAGTAACTATGGCTACTTTATTAGAATCCACTATAGATACTCTGACAGCTGGGAAAGGTAATAGTTCAGTAGCTACTAATACAGCTTTTGGTTTAAATGCTTTAAAACTAAACACCTCAGGAGGTAATAATACTGCAATTGGAATCAATGCTTTAACTTCTAATACTACCGGAGGAGGAAATACAACTGTAGGAGCATATGCTGCTGATGCTGTAAATAGTGGATTCCAAAATACATCAATTGGATTTAATGCACATACAGCATTAACTACCGGTAGAAGTAATACTGCTATAGGGCAAGCTACTTTGGTAGCTCAAACTACTAGCGGTTATATTACAGCTCTAGGGGCACAAGCAGGTAGATGCCAAACTACAGGTGGTGATAATGCTGTTTTTATAGGATGGAGATCAGGCTTTTCATCAACCTCCGGAGTAAGACTAGTAGGGGTAAAAGCTGGGTACAACCTTACCGGTAGAGGAGCTATGACAGCTATAGGTTATTGCGCTATAAGTGTAAGTAACCCAGGCAATAATTTTGCTGTAGCAATTGGTACATGCGCCCTACGTCAACTAACCTCAGGATATCTAGTTGCTGTAGGTTTTTGTGCAGGTGGTTCTAATACTGCCGGTAACGCTAACATGTTTATAGGATCTAATGCCGGTAAAAGCGTAGTAGGTCAAGTAGCTCAAAGTCACGTAGGTGTGAATGCTGGCTGTTCTTCAAATACAAACCGTTCAGGATTTTTAGGATTTAATGCCGGGGCCGCTTCCACAGGATATGCCGCTAACGCTATAGGAGCATATGCTGCTTGTGCTAATACTAGTTTATGCCAATCCACCGCCCTAGGATATAAAGCAGCTATAGGTAATACTAGCACAGCTAGGACTTTACATATAGGTGCCTGTAGTCAAAGTAGTACTGGAGCTTCCGTATCTATTGGTTTTTTTTCTAAAGGAGGCCAATGTAATGAAAACATGGCTGTTGGAGTATATGCAGGAAGTGCTCTAACTACAGGAAATAATAATGTTTTAATAGGAAATAATGCGGGATGTGCCCTTACAACTGCTAATGGAAATATTATAATTGGTTATGAAGCAGGTATGTGTCTAATAGGTAGAAGCAATAATATTATTATAGGCGCATCAGCTCAAAGTACATATAATATTGCAGGTACAATTGCTATAGGATTTGGTGCAACTACATGTAATAATGATGATCATGGGGTATGGGGTAATGCCTACAATAACGTATGTAATTGCATTCAGCTACAATGGTCTTCCCCTTCAGATCGTAGAGATAAAACTAACATAGAACCTTTAAACGAAAAATTAGGTTTACAATTTATAAACCAAATTCGTCCTGTAAGTTTTAATTGGGACAACCGAGAATTATACGTTAAAAAATGTGGTTTTGAGTTTGGACAAAAAGACGGTACATTAACTCGAGATAAAGAAAGATATGGTGTAATAGCTCAAGAAATCCTTCAAATTTTAGATAATTTAGATGTAAAATGGGATGGTGTAAAAGGAACTGAAAAATCTTACAGAATAGGATATGATCATTTCTTTGCTTCTTTAGTTAAAGCTTTACAAGAATTATCTCAAGAAATAGATACTGTAGAAGAACAGCTACTACAATTACAAAAATAATATGGCTAGTTTACAAGAATCATTTACTAATTGTGTTAGACTAGGAAAAGGCAATAATAGTTGCTTTGGTAATACTGTTTTTGGACAGTGCTCTTTAGCCAGTAACACAACTGGACTAAGAAATACTGCGGTTGGGTACTTAGCACTTTGTGCTAACACTTCAGGATGCTATAATACAGCTATTGGTCTACAAGCTTTAAGAGCAAATACTACAGGTGTAAGAAATACTGCTATTGGTGAATTTGCTTTAAATAGTAATACAACCACAGAAGATAATACAGCTGCCGGATCAGCTGCTCTTCAACGAAATCTAGGCAATCGCAATACATCAATTGGATACGCATCACAAAAAAACAGAACAACAGGTAATGCTAACACTGCAATAGGTCACCGCTCCCAATACGGAGTTAATGGTTCAACTACTGGATGTGGTAATACAAGTATAGGCAATGGTAGCCTAGTTTGTATAACCTCAGGAGGCTATAACACGAGTGCGGGTAGTCTACCTCAAATTACTACAGGTTGTAGAAATACAGGAGCAGGAGCATTTAATTTAGATACTTTATCTACAGGACTAGATAATACTTCTATAGGAGATTATGGCAGCTGTGCTTTAACTACGGGATGTGGTAATACTTTTGCAGGTTGGGCTTCTTTTAACAAAGCTACAACCGCTAAATACAATACAGGAGTAGGACAAAGAGCAATGTGTTGTGTAACAACAGCTTGTTACAATACTGGATTTGGAAGTGATACTCTAATGGTTAATGCTACCACAAACAGTCTTACAGCTTTTGGAAGACAATCTTTATCTTCTGCTACCGGAGCTAGAAACACAGGAGGTGGAGAATATTCTGTAAAAGATCTAACAACTGGAACTGATAATACAGGTATAGGATACAGAGCTATTCAAGCTATAACAACAAGTAAAGGCCATACAGCATTAGGAGATTTAGCCTTATTAAGCACTTCAACAGCCTGTTATAATACTGCTGTTGGTAATAGTGCTCTAAGAGGACCTTCAACTGGAGGTAAAAACGTTGGTTTAGGAACTTCAGCAGCCCATTATGCAGCCGGAGGTACTACCGACCTTGTATCAATTGGTTTTAGATCAATGTTTTACACTTCTCTAGGTGCTACAAAAACTACTAGTATCGGCTGTAGAAACAATATCTACCCTACTCGTTGTTGTGTTGTTACTATTGGAACCTATACCGGAGCTCCCCCAATTTGTGAAACAAGATGGAGTCGTGGTACTTGTAATTGTGTTTATGATGATTGGTATGAAGTATCAGACCAAAGAGATAAAGCAAATATTAAAGACTTAAATCCTAAATTAGGTTTAGAATTTATTAAAAAGTTAAAACCTGTAAGCTTTAACTGGGATAAGAGAGATGAGTATGTTAGTAAATGCGGCTTTGAATTTGGGCAAAAAGATGGTACCTTAATGGTTAATCATAAAGAATATGGTTTTATTGCTCAAGAAATTAAACAAACTTTTAATGAACTTGATATAAGATGGGATGCTGTAAAAGGAACTGAAGAAACCCACTATAGCTTACAGCATAGTTCTTTAAACGCTAGTATTACTAAAACAATTCAACAACTTTTAGAAAAAGTTGAATATTTAGAAAACAAAACATTAATATTAGAATCTAAATAAATGGCAATCCTACTAAAAAGCTCAGTAAACGGAATATGTGTTGGTCGAGGTGCTAATAGTTGTACAGGTACTACAGCTATCGGTATAGGAGCCCTGCAGTACATAGCAAACGTAGCAAACCGAGGTTGTTTTAATACAGCCGTAGGAGATGGAGCCCTAAAATGTACAGGTACAGCGGATTTTGGTTTAAGAAATACAGCAGTAGGTTTTTTTGCGGGATTTTTAAACAGTGGAGGTGGGTGTAATGTTGCTATAGGAGCTTGTGCTCTTAGATATAATACAACAGGATTTTGTAATACCGCAGTAGGTAATAATGCCTTAAGGGATCAAAATACAGGATGTTATAATACTGCTTTTGGTAGTTCTGCTTTACAAAGTAATTCTACTGGTTTAAGAAATACAGCAGTAGGTTTCCAAGCTATGGGAGGGGGTGTTGTTACTGGTAATAATAATACAGCCGTTGGTGCTAGTGCTTTAAGAAACAATACATCAGGCGGAGAAAATACAGCTATAGGTATTTGTGCTTCTTACCGTAATACTACAGGATGTCGAAACACAGCTTTTGGAGCTAACGCTTTATGTAATAACCAAACAGGAACTGCTAATACAGCTTTTGGATACGCTGCTGCAAAAGAAGTCAACAGCGCAACAGGAAATAATACTGCTTTTGGTTCTCGAGCAGCTCAACGTATAAATGGTCCTAATAATACAGCTTTTGGTTTTAAAGCTTTATATGGTGCTGCCTCCTCTACAGGATATAATAACACAGCTTTTGGTGCTTTTGCTTTAGCCGGTGTATCAACCGGAAAAGGTAATACAGGAGTAGGTTTTAAAGCAGGATGTGCTATAACAACTGGTGCTTTTAATACAATGCACGGAGCTTTTGCTGGATGTAGTATAACTGGAACTAATGGGAGTACAATGGTTGGGTATAAGGCAGGTGTTGGAATGACTACTTGTTTTAATATAGCTCTAGGATCTTATGCCGGAGATTTAACAGGCCAGATTTTTCCAGACTTAATGATTGGGTTTTGTGCTGGAAAAGGCAATACTTATTCCGGTGATAATATTTTTATAGGAGCTAAAGCAGGATTCGGACTCTCGGGAACTAATAATGTAGCTGTAGGATACAAAGCTGGATTTTCATCTGGTTCTGTTTCTTGTTTAAATGTTAACAATACTTTCGTAGGCTCATGCGCCTACCCTACTTTTTGTAGTGCTGATTTTAATAATAATATAGCAGTAGGGCATAATTCCCGTCCTGATGGAATAACGGGGCATACAATGTGGGGTGCTAGTTTTAACACTGTAAATAATGAAGTAGGTAGTGTTTGGCAAAACGTATCGGATTGTAGAGATAAAGCAAACATAAAAGACTTAAACCCCAAACTAGGTTTACAGTTTATTAAAAAACTCCGTCCTATAAGCTTTAACTGGGATGTTAGAGATAATTATGTTGAAAAATGTGGTTTTGAGTTTGGTCAAAAAGATGGCACACTAGCTCAAGAACAAGAGGAATATGGTTACATATCTCAAGAAATTCGTGATATCTTAAATGAACTTGATATAAAGTGGGATGCTATTGGAGATAATGGTAAAGTAGTTAGACTACAATCTTCTAATTTACATGCCTCCCACATAAAAGCTATTCAAGAATTATATCAAAGAGTAGTTTCTTTAAAAGAAAGAGTAGTAGCTTTAACTTAAAATTTGGATTTATTAAATAACTTCACTATATTATAGAATATGGAAAACGAACTACCCTTGCCACCGCCCGATTATCTAGCTATTATAGATAATTCTAATAGTCAAGTATTAGCTATACATTCTATTATAAATGGTAGTTTATGGGTGTATGCTAGCCAACAAGAAAAAACTGACGCAGTGACCCGGCAAAGAGACTACTTGGATATTATGATGGATCATTACTGGTTTAGAGACAATATCACTCCCGAGCACTCAGCAAGTATTGCTGAGGCTGTAAATTCAGCAAACGTTTACATTAATAATTAACAACTTATGGTAAAAAAGGTTTTTTATAATAGTTCTCTACCTAGAGCAGGTTCTACATTAGTCCAAAACATTTTAGCTCAGAACCCCGAAATTTACTGTTCACCTACTTCAGGATTATTTTCATATATAGATGCTATGAGAACTATCTATAGCACGGATCATGCTATTCGAGCTCAAGATGAGCAAATAATGGAAAATAGCTTTCGTGGTGCCTTAAAAGGTGCTATATACGGCTACTACAATTCTATAACAGATAAGCCCTATGTAGTAGATAAAACTAGAGCTTGGAATTCTGAATTAAATTTTATAAATTTTTATGATTCTGAACCTAAAGTGATTTGTATGATTCGAGATTTAAGAGCAGTATTTGCTTCTATGGAGAAAAAATACAGAGCAAATCCCGAAAAAAATCTAGCAATAGCAGACTGGAACGGTTTAACCGGAACAAATTTAGATAAACGAATTGTTTACTGGTCTAATAATCTTCCAATTGGTCAAACTCTAGATCGTTTATATGATTCAATTTTAACTAAACAACACGAAAAAGTATTGTTTATTAAGTTTGAAGATCTTTGTACAAACCCTAAAAAAGAACTAAAACGAATTTACTCTTATTTAGGGCTAAAGGAATTTCAACACGATTTTGATAACGTTGAACAGCTTACAGTTGAAGATGATCGAGTCCACGGTGTATTTGGAGATCACGTTATCAGAAAAAAAGTTGAACTACCTAAAGAAGATTTTGAAGAGATTTTAGGTGAAAAAGGTTGTAAGTTAGTTACAGATGGTTATCCATGGTTTTATGAATTATTTGAATACAAAATATGAAAGTAGGTTTTCAAGAAGAAGTTAAAGAAGAAGTTAAAGAAAAATATATAGTTTGGCATATTGAAGGAGGATTAGGCAAAAATATTGCTGCTACTTCTCTTTTATCAACTATTAAAAAAACATACCCTGATAGAAAATTTATCATGGTAGCATCTTACCCTGAAGTATTCCTGAACTTCCCAGAAATCGATAGAGTATACCCCGCAGGTAATTCTCCTTATTTCTACCAAGATTATATTGAAGATAAAGACACAATAGTCTTTAGACATGAAGGATATTTTCAATCAGGTCATATCAATAAACAGCAGCACCTAATTCAAAGTTGGTGTGAAATTTTTGGATTAGAATACACAAATCAGCAACCTGTACTTCTACCTAATATGATTCAAAAACAATTTATGTTTAATTGGAATCGAGAAAAACCTGTAATGCTGCTACATACCAACGGGGGTGCACTACAGGATACAAACTCATACTCTTGGACTAGAGATATGCCACCTGCTTTAGCTATGCAGTTAATTGATAAGTACTCTCAAGATTATCATATTATACAAATTTGTAAAAATTCTAATCAGGCCTATCCTGGAGTAGAAGCTATTACTCAACCTTTAACTAATTTTGAATTAGTTTCAATTTTAGCAGTATCTCAGAAACGTATTTTAATTGATTCAAGCTTACAACATGCCGCCGCTGCAATGAAGCTCCCTTCAACAGTTTTATGGATAGGAACATCACCTAAAGTATTTGGTTATGAATTGCATTCAAATATTAAATCAAACCCACCTAAACATAAACCAAAACTTTTAACATCATACTTATTTGACTATGATTTCACTGGGGATGCTATTCAATGTCCCTACGATGATGTATTCGAAATGTTTGACTTTAAAAAATTAACTGATACTGTAGATAAAACGTAAGAATTACTTGCTAGTTTAGTTTGATGTTCGTATATTTAAACAGCATGGAAAACGTGTTTAGTTTTGCTAAAAATTATAGATCCGATTAATAAGTTATAATGCAAGTAAACTTTGTAAAAAAGGCATTAAAAGCAGGCGGGAAGATCCGTCCTCTGTTAATACCTTCTGAACTAACAGGAGGTACGGGGTTATGCAATCCCTCAGTCTACATCGACGGAGATCAAATCCTTGTTAATATCCGTCATGTAGGTTATAACTTCTACAACTCTGAATTCGGAAAAAAGTTTGAAAGCAGGTGGGGCCCTTTGACCTACATGCATCCAGAAGACGATCCCTATCTTCGGACGGATAACTTTCTATGCAAGCTAGACTCCGACCTCAACATCACCCAGCTCAACAAAGTTGACACCTCAAGACTTGATCAGCCTCCGATCTGGGATTTCGTAGGCCTGGAAGACGCCCGGGTAGTGAGGTGGGATAACAAGCTCTATCTAATAGGTGTGCGAAGAGACACTACCACTGAAGGTCAAGGAAGGATGGAGTTTACTGAGGTAAAAGAATACGATCAGAAGATCAAAGAGATCTCACGGACTAGGATCCAAGCTCCCAACGATTTTGACTCCTACTGTGAAAAAAATTGGATGCCTATTATTGATATGCCTTTTCATATGGTGAAATGGTCTAATCCAACCGAGGTTGTAAAAGTCGACTTAGCTACAAATTCAAGCAAGACCATCGCCCGATCTAGCAGCATGATAGAAGGGATTAGGGACTTAAGAGGAGGATCTCAAGTCATACCCTGGAATGGGAATTATATCGCCATCACCCATGAGGTTGACCTATGGAATAACGAGCCAGGGAATAAAGATGGCCGCTACTTACACCGGTTCGTGATCTGGGATAAAAACTGGAATATCGTTAAAACTTCTACTGATTTTAATTTTTTAGACGGTGCAGTAGAGTTTAGCTGCGGCCTGACCTGTTACCGGGACAAAGTCCTGATTACATTCGGTTATCACGACAATGCAGCCTATATTTTAGAGGTACCTAAAACTTTTATAGATGAATTTATTTATGGGTAACCAGCTGCAAGAAATACTTGAACTTTATATTGAAAATCCTAATGAACCAATTAGTAATTTTTCTTTAGCTGTTGAATACGAAAAAAATGGGCAATTCGCTGCCGCGATGTCGCTATATCTCCGGACGGCAGAATTATCTACAGAAAAAGATTTACAGTATGAAAGTCTTATAAGAAATTTCTTAATGCTAGACTGTCAGACCCGGAGAGAGAATTCAGCAATAGGTCAGTTACTTCACGCCCTAGCCCTGCACCCAAAAAGACCAGAAGCATACGTATGTCTAGCAAGATATTACCAGAGCAAGGGTAAGCAGCAGGAAGCATACACTTATTCGGCTATGGGATTGGAGGTGTGCTCTGTTGATCATCCACCGTTATTAACAGATGTCAGGTACCCAGGGTGGTACAGTCTTTTAGTAGAAAAGGCCGTAGCCGGGTGGTGGATTGGAAGATGCAGTGAAAGTAGGGAGATATTCCGGGAGTTAATGGATAGTTACTCTATGACTGACGAGTATGCTGAGATATGTAGGAATAATTTAAGGAGGATCGGAGGAAATATTTTTCCAATAACTCCTTATACTTCCGACAAGCATAAAGACCTGGCCTTTAAGTTTAAAGGGTCAGAGACCATCAGGAAAAACTTCTCTCAGACCTATCAAGATATGTTTGTGTTAGCTATGCTAGACGGTAAAACCCAGGGAAGGTACCTTGAAATAGGCTCCGGTGATCCGTTCCATAACAGCAACACCGCCTTACTAGAGTCAGAGTTTGACTGGAAAGGAGTATCTATAGAGATCTCACAGGATGAGGTAGATAAGTTTAAAAAAGCTCGTAAGAATGACGTACACTGCCAGGATGCAGTAGCGATAGACTACCGAGACTTCTTAAGAAAAGCAAATTTAGGAAAAGAGATCGACTATCTGCAGCTAGACTGCGACCCCCCTAGCAATACCTACGAGATTCTGCTAGCTCTGCCTTTAGATGAGTACAAATTCGCAACTATTACCTACGAGCACGACTACTACGATGATGAGACTAAAACTTTTAGAGACAAATCAAGGAAGTACCTATTAGAACAGGGTTACGAGCTGATTGTAACCAACATCTCAAGTGATAAAAATTCCAGCTACGAGGACTGGTGGGCACACCCGGCCCTAGTCTCGAGGGAGACTATCGAAAAAATGAGCAATACCTGTGAGAGAACAAAAAAAGCTGAAGATTATATGCTAGGAAGCTTATAATACCTCCTTTCGCCGTCCTATTTATAAAGAAAAAGAATGGCGTTTTCTAGCAATCCACGAATTCCTAATGAAGGCTTAGTACTTCTGCTAGACGCTGCCGACATAACATCTGCCCGTTCAGTACGAGCTGTTGAAGTTATGGTCGTCGGCGGAGGCGGAGGCGGGGGTATGGATATGGGCGGAGGCGGAGGCGGCGGCGGAGTGCTGTACGATCCTAACTACTTAGTTACTCCGGGTGTAGGAATTACCGTTACCGTAGGAGCTGGAGGCTTTGGAGCACCGGCAGGTAATGGCGGATACAGAACTGACGGAGCAGGTCCGCAACCTAATAGTCACCAATTCACTATCTCAGCAACTAACGGATCCGATTCAGTATTCGGGAACTTAATTGCAAAAGGAGGAGGCTTTGGAGCAAGTTCCTACTACGGATACACTCCTAACTCAGGCATAGGAGGTTCAGGAGCATCCGGTGGAGGATGTTCAGCTTATACCCACGGAGGTGAGCGCTACGTAGATAATAACAACATTGTAGGACAGGGATATCCAGGAGGAAACTCGGGAAATCCCGCCACAGGTGCTGATGATCACTACTCAGGTGGCGGTGGAGGAGCCGGAGGAAGAGGGACTAGCGGACCAAACCACGTTGCTCCGAGCGGAACTGCCGGTCACGGAGGTCCAGGAGTTCTTATTTCAAGAATGAGTCCCTACTACTATAGCGGAGGCGGCGGCGGTTCTTGCTACTCCGGAACCAAGGGCGGAGACGGCGGCCTAGGAGGCGGCGGTGGCGGAGCAGCTGGTGGAAATGGAAATACTGTAGGGTTTGGAGATACTAACGGCAGGAATGCCGCTGGTAACGGAGGACTAGGAAATAATCAGCCAGGAGGCAACGCAGGCGCTAACACCGGAGGCGGCGGCGGCGGCGGATCTCACTACAACGCAAACAACAAAGGAGGAGAAGGAGGTTCAGGAATTGTAATTGTACGTTACCCCGGACCTCAAGCAGCCACAGGTGGAACTTATTCTTCTGTAAACGGAGTATCATTTCACACCTTTACCTCTAGCGGTACTTTTACTCCCAACAGCACTCATACAGTCTGGTACGACACTAGCGGTAAAGGCAACAATGCATCTCTAGAGAATGGTATCTCGCATAGCTCTCTTAACAGCGGAACTATGGTCTTAGACGGCACTAATGATGTTATTTATGCTCCGTCGGTAAACAGTTTTGGGGGTATACCAAATCATACATTTATAATGTGGGTAAAGTCACCAGGTCTCGGCCCAGGAAAATCCATAGGAGGACTATTCTGCCCAGACTATGGAATGATTACATATATAGCCGCAGACGGAAATATCGTGTATTACCTCTACAACTCAACTACATCAAGTTACGTTTCATCCATAGGAACTTCAGGTGTAAATGCATTTGATAACAAGTGGCATCACCTAGCATTTACTAGAGCCGATAACACACCTGCCCGGATCTATGTTGACGGAGTGCTGAAAGTATCTAGCGGGGACACAGGAACCTGGGCCGGAACTACAATCTGGAGTGGTATGAATATCCAGATAGGAAATAATCCTAACGATGCATATTACAACTTACTAGGTAACATAGCAGTTGCTAAGATGTATAAAAGAGCACTAAGTGCTTCAGAGATTCTTCAAAGTTATAACGTAACTAAATCTAGATTCGGATTATAATGGCACTTATAGTAGAACATAGTACGGTAGCAGTCACCATTTATGCAGTCGGTGAGACTGCAGAAGGACCTTTTTTAGGAGCTTTCCCGACCCGGGAACAGGCCGAAGAATTTCTAGCAAGCCTATAAAATGGGATCATCAGCAGGACCTCGTCAGCCCACCAAAGCAAATTTAATCTTCTCTATAGATGCAGCTGATTTTCCAAACAGTGCTATGCCGCTAGGCTGTGGAGGTTTTAACGGAAGCAACCAGGGAATGCGGAGTAATATTAACGGACTTATTCTACAATTTACAAACGGACTTAGGTTAACCGGTCGGGAATACTACACAGGCTTCGCTATCGACTATCCTGAAGGTAGTTATGGCGGAGATGCAGCAAACCGGCAAGGTCTAACACCAGGATACGATGTAAGGTCCGGAGGTAAGACTTACGACGCAAGCCGTTCACTACATATGTGGGTTAGGAACATAGACACTAATAGCTGGATATCAGGTTACTTCCGTGGATTTAGACTAGGAGGTCACTGTTACGATAATTACAGCGGAGCTGAGAACGGCTACAACACCGAATTAACGCTTTTTGCAGAAGACTACAATACTGTAAAGTCTACTTTTCCTAATGCAATTTTTATAATTGCTGGCTCTCACCGTGCTGATCGATATAACTCTACAGTACGTAACATTCTGTATGACTTAGGAATGCCTACAGGCACTTCTTTAGATAACGACTATGTACCTGCTCCGGAATGGATACTAGTAGGAAAACCGGGACTAGGAGCCGGCAGAGCATACGGCTGGGTTTACGAAAACTACACAACAAATCCAAACCAGGTAGCTCATATAAATTTCGGACTCCCCCTAAAAGGAGTTAAATCAGCTCTTGAATTCGATGGATCTAACGACTACCTGCCTCTAGCTACAAACCTGCAGTCAGGCTTTACTGCAGCTAGTTACGAGTTTGTATGTAATCCCTACTCCCTACCCGGATCAGGGAATTTCCACCAGTTATACATCCAAGAAAATAGTACCTGGCTTGCTCTCTATAACATCAGCGGAACTGTGTTTTTTGGTGTTGATTTAAACAACGGTTCAGGATGGTTCGATAATAACGGAGGATGGAATACCGGAGCTAGAACAACAGCAACGATTACTGCAAACCAGTACTACCATGTGATGTACACCTGGGAGGGAGCGGTGGTGAAAGTCTACCTAAATGGAGTACTTCAGTCTACAACCTCAACTCTTCAGGCCGCAAACAGCCGTCAAGATGTTACAGTGCTAGGAGGCGGTACAACTCACCGTAATATAGGTTCAAGATATTCAGGAGCAGGTAATAACTGGTACGGTACTATCGATGTAGTAAACTTCTACAACAGAGGACTATCAGCAACCGAAGTAACACAGCAGTATAATAATTACAGAACAAGATTTAATCTAGCATAATGTTCTACTCACCTAAAACATCTGCAGACGGATTAGTGTTTAATTACGACACCGGAAATACTGTACGCTCGTATTTGGGTGAACCTACGACTAATACGGTTGGACAGTTAAACAGTTTTAATCCTTTAGATCTATACACCTGGACTACTGGAGGACACCAGTTATCTAGTGTTAGTAGAGATACGTCTATAACCTCTCCAGTTAGAGGAACTGTACTTAAAGTAGTTACATCCGGAACTAGTGCCTATGGAGGTAGTTATAGCTCTTCAGGGTTTAATATTGCAGCAGCTTCAGTAGGTCAGACCTGGACTATGAGCATTTATATTAAAGCCCCGGTTGGATCAAACCCAAGTATACTATTCTTTGAAGCAAATTCTGCAGGTAATTACACTAACTATAGTCAGCAATATATAACACCGACAGGAGAGTGGCAGCGCTTGAGTGTAACTCGGACATTAACCGATGCAACTACAGCATACGTACAGGGGAGATTTGATATGTATACTTCCGGAGTTACCGTATACTACGACGGACTTCAGGTAGAGCAGAAATCTAAAGCCACTCAGTTTACTGTAGGAACCCGCTCTGCTACCCAAGGTCTCAAAGACCTTACAGCAAAAAATACTATCAACATAAGTACAGTATCATTTGACAGCAATGCTCAAATGACTTTTGACGGTACGGATGACTATGCTTTAACATCTAACTTTCCTGCATTATCTAATTGGAGTACCGAAGTATGGTTAAATCCTAGTGTTTATACATCAGCTCAAAAAGTACTACTAGATGTTAACTTAGGTATAAGATTTGAAATTTCTAATGGATATTTTAATTCTCATTTTGGAAACGGAAGCGGATGGATTTATACTAACCTACCTTCAACTACTCAAATAGCTGCTAATAAATGGTTCCACGTTGTTGTAACAGTCCAGAGCGGAGGTCAAGCTAAAGTATACGTAAATGGAGCTTTAGAAAACACCCTAAGCATAGGCTCAGGAACTACACCAAACATACCTCTATATATCGGACGGTTTACAGGTGCATCAGGGTACGAATTTAACGGAAATTTATCCGTGGTAAAAATATACGGCCAAGCACTCACGGCCGACCAGGTACAAAGAAACTTTAACGCAGTTAAATCACGCTTTAACATAGCATAGAATGGGAATTAGAAGAGGACCAAATATTGTACAGTCAGGACTAGTTCTGTCTCTGGATGCCGGTAATATAAGATCTTATCCGGGTTCGGGTACTGCTTGGAAAAATCTAGCAGGACCTTCCGGGAATGCGACTCTTACTAATGGAGCTGTTTATGCTAGTGCAAATAAAGGGGTCATAGAGTTTGACGGCTCTAATGACTATATTACTTCCACATTTGGTACAACATCAGGACAAGCAATCACTTATACTGGATGGTTATATTCCACAGAAACAACAGCAACATATAGAAATTTTGTAGATAGTGTAACTGCAGCACCTATGATATGGTGGAACGCTTCTGGGCAAATAGAGTTTGATGCAGCATTATATACAACAACAGTAGTTTATAGGAATCAGTGGGTATATGTTGCATTATCCAAACCTTCTGGATCTTCCTCTGCATCATATTATGTAAATGGAGTTCTTGGTGGAACTGGAACGGCATACACTACACCAACATTAACACCAACTTGGTTTAATAGAGCAACCGCAGAGACTTGGAAAGGAAATTCTGCTTGTGTGCAAGCATACAACCGAGCACTCACAGCCTCAGAAATCCTACAGAACTTCAACATGACTAAAACTAGATTCGGACTATAATGGCAGGAAGAGTAGCACCATACATTGATAATACCGGATTAGTATTTGCATATGATCAGGCTAATATTGTGCGTTCGTATTTAGGAGAGCCTACAGTAAATTTAGCAACAAACACTCCCTCTCAAGGCGGATGGCCAGGATCTTATACTGTAGTAGACAGTGCTAATAAGACTTTTGATTTTACAACATCAACAGTAGAATGGGGCGGCGATGCATCATGGACGACATTTTACTACGATGTATCGGCTTACACTGGACAGTATGTTACTATTTCGGCTACATTTGAATATGCTAGTGACCCTAACAAATTTAACTTTCTGTGGATAGGTCAAACCTCAGGAAGCGAGACTTACCTAGGATACTCCCCGGAAGCAGATAGGAATGTAAAGACTACAGATGATAGAGAAGATATTACCTGGAGTGGCGTAGTAGGAAGTGGTGGAAAGGTTGGAATATTAATTTGGATGTCTAATGGCACATCTACGACTGTAACTGCTAGGATATCTAATGTACAAGTGGAAGTTAAATCACATGCAACTCCGTTTGTAAACGGAACCCGTTCCGTCACCCAAGGCCTCAAAGACTTAACCGGCAGATCAACAATCGATCTATCAAACGTATCATTTGATAGCAGTGCACAAATGACTTTTGATGGATCAGATGACCGTATACTAACTTCTGAAAACATAGCGCTAAATGGATCACAGACATTTGAAGTCATAACAACAATTTCTGGAGGACCACAATCCCCAGCGGGTATAATTTCAAACCATGATTATGCTAATACGAGTAATTTTGGACTTAATCATATAAGCGGTAATAGAATAGGAATATCCATAGGATACACGGACAATAGTAGGGAATATGACTCTAAGTATACAACATATACTGCTACAGTAGGAACTCCTTTCCATCTTGTAATGACCTTCGACCAGTCTTCGAATACAGTTAAACTGTACATTAATGGTGTATTAGATTCTACTTTTGTTTTAACTAAAACTGTAAAATTTACAAGCCGACCGGTAGTATTAGGAAGATGGGACTATCAGTATAATTATTACTACTTCAATGGCAAAATACCAGTAGCGAAAGCATACAACCGAGCACTCTCAGCAGCAGACGTTACGCAAAACTTCAACGCAGTCCGTGGACGTTACGGAATTTAATATTTATAGTTATGGCAATAGCAACAGGATTTAGTAAAGCAACCACTGAAGGACTGATCTTAGGGTACGATACCGGAGACGGTACCAATAGCTTCAGAGGTCAACCGACTATCAATAAGTTTGCACTACCGGGCACTGCCGGACCAGGGCCAGGTTCAGACAACAACGTTAGTTTTGAAGTACAAGGTACCGGTACGTTTGTTAGACTGGGCTGGGGTCAGATGGTAGGGGATTACCTTATTAAGCCGGAAGATGTTGTGTACAAGTACACTCTTGGATCGAACGGATGTCATTATCACGGTAACGACCTTGCAATACCAGCCGGAACTTCCGCAACGTTTACAATTGAGTACTACGTAACTCCTGATGCTACAGGCTTTCCGGAAAATTCTACTCTACTTGTTTTTGAAAATGCCCTAGGAGGAAGTGCTTCAGTATCCACAGAAGTAGGTGTTTGGCGCACTCTTACATTTACTTCCGGACCAACAGGAGGCGCCGGTACCCTCAGGATGCTAGTATACCCAGGAGGCTGTGGACCCCGCATGGCCTCTAGCGGTATCCTATACATGAAAAACCCAAGAGTTGAGTATAGAGCATACAGTACCCCGTTTGTAAATGGAGAAAGAACAGCTACTAGAAGTCTACTGGATGTAAAGCAGACTTACACCCTGGATGTTACAAATATGTCTTTTGTTTCACCTGGCGATATGTTTTTTGATGCAACTGATGATTTTATTGACACAAACTTTGGAGTGAATGATTCATTGACTCAAGTTACAATGGAGGCTGTTGTATATGATACTAAGAATAACGGCGGATATAGAGCAATCATTCAGAATAACGTAGCTAGTGATGATGCACTTTATATTCAGCCAAGTAATGTGCTAGGGTTCTGGCCGTGTGCTGCCAGCTCGTTAACAGTCCCTGCCAATAGGTGGGCCCATGTGGTGTTTTCCTACAACGGATCCACTATGAGATATGCAGTTAACGGCGTACAGCAGGTAGTCAATTCTTCATGTGCAGATTGCTTAGATTTTGATTTCTTAAAAATCGGAGCCCATAGTGCCGGTGACGGAGAGAGATTCGGCGGCAAAATTGCAGTTGCAAAAGTATATAACCGAGCATTGACAGAGGGAGAGATAAATCAAAATTTTGGACTTTACAGAACTCGCTTTAATTTATACTAGTATTTATAATTAAACTAAAACACAATGAGTACATTTGAAAACAGACGTTGGGTAATCATCCCGACCACCGAAGTAGAAAACATCGACTTCAGCCAGGTAATGGAATCTTCAGCCGGTAGTCTCCGTCACTCGGTAGACGGTTCTAAGACCTTTATCAAGTATGATATCAATATCATACCCCAGGACATCACCCATACCTTTACCGACATTGAGACCGGTGAAGAAAGGACCTCTGTGACTCTGGCCGGAACTTACGGTCGCCCTACATTCCTTGATTATGAGGAAGTAACCGAATACACTCATTCTGAGATCCTAGCAATCCTAGCAACCGAAGAGTGGACTGCCCCTAGAACAGAAGGAGATCCGATCTAGTCAGCTGTTATGGCGTTACATCATAGTCCAAAGATTCCTACAGCCGGGCTGTCTTTACTTCTAGATTCTACCAATCCTAAATCCTACCCGGGATCAGGGAACACATGGTACGATATCTCCGGTAAGGGGAACCACGGTACCTTAACTAATTTTACAGGACCAGGAGCAGGAACAGCTAGCGGATTTGATAGTAACACAAAGTACATGATGTTTGACCGTCACGTAGGAGCAGGAGACGGCGTAGCTAATAATTTTGTTGCAATGCCAAACTCAGATAGTTTGGATGAATGTATTCCTCAAAATGGAATGACTTTCTCAATCTGGATTAAGATTACTTCTTATACCTGTACTGCTTTAACGCGCTGGTCAGGATCTTGGGAGATTTACTACTGTTCTGCCCTTGTCTGGAGAACCGAAGGAACCGGTGGGAGTGATGGCAGCAGCGGGCTTGAAGCTAGTACGTACTTAAATAATTTTCATAACATTATTGCAACACACGACGGAAGTACCAGAAAGTTCTATATCAACGGAGTTGAAATATATTCAAACAGCAATTCTATATCCGGACAAAATACTACTAATGCATTTGGAATTGGAGCCTACAGCGGAGGTAACTACGCAATGATAGGAGCTTTGCCGGTCTACGCCCTATACAACAGAGCTGTATCTCCTACAGAGGCTTCTCAGATTTTCCAAGCACATAGAAACAAATTCGGGATATAATGAGCACACACTACGGAGGAAAAGTATACCGCAATGTAGCCGAGATCACCGGTCCTTCTGGCTTTTACAATGTAAAGACCAGTCTAGGAACCGTTGTAGTATATGTAAACCAGGAGTATAGCGGGGGAGGATGGGTGCTAGTTTTAGCTAATAGGCAAAGTACCGGGGGTATGAATAATCTTTCTTACCATAGTGCAGTAAATAAAAGCACTTACCGCACAAGCTCCACAGTAACCTCAGCCCCCAGAGGGATAGGTCTAGCGGACTTTAACTGCTGGGTAGGGACTAGATACTGGCAAGAATTAACCGGGAGAGTAACAGCCGGCAAAGTAACGGTAGTGCAGTACGTGTCCGGAACCAACGGAACTGCCTTAAACGGAAGCCACACCAAGCGCTACAGGTGGAGATTTAATAACTTCACTGCTACCTATGGATTCTCAGGTGCAGAAGCAGTTTCGGATGAAACTAGCACCGGAGCTCCAGGCTTCTATAGTTATCACGCTGCTAATGGATTCTCATTAACTACATTTGATAATGATCAGGATGTATACGGCCAAAACTGTTCAACACTTTACGGAAATAACCCGTTTTGGTATGGTAGCTGCTGGTCCGGTAATTATTTCGGAGGCGGCAGTGGATACGTCGATGCACCTTACTGGGACAGCTCAGGAGGAGATTACCACCAGTACGGAGCAGTATATATCAAATAAATTTTTCAATCATGCCAGCAAACACAGAGCTTAAACCAATGAAACTCACTATCGCCAGAGATGGTGATACCTGGAGCAAGATCGTAACCGTGATTGAGACCGGCTATGAAATCATTAAACAAGAAGGATTACTCCTCCTACCGGAAATGATAAATAAAGATTATTTTGACGGATGGGAGAACCAACTCAGAGGAAATCCTATGTTAAATATCGTTATTGTAGAAAGATTTATTTAAAATATTTATTGAAAAAAAAAACATGGCAGCGGGAGCAGGACCAAAAGTAGCGAACAGAGGATTAACATTTTTCCTAGATGCCACTAATACTAAATCTGCTCCTGCTTCCGGAACTTGGATCGATTTAGCAAGAAAGAACGGATCAGCTACCGCAGCCGGAAACCCTACTATCGGTACCCTTGGAGGAGTCCGCTGCTACGTGCTTGACGAAGTAGGTGACAGGTTTACAATGCCTACAGATACAAATAACCCTAACGCCGGTAATGCAACGATGGAAGCTTGGATCTACCCAGCTGCTAGTGAATTAACAGGAGGAGATAGAGGATGTATTATTCAAGGACATATTTATCATAGCTGGAACAAGAGTAACCAACAGCTAAGCAATTACTGGTATTCTACTGATAACCAGGGCTATCATGAACCGGGTGTTACTATGGCGAGAGAACAGTGGCATCATATTGCAGCAGTATATAATACAGATACCAACCAGCTCTACCAGTATGTAAATGGAGCTCTAGTAAATACTGTAAATACTTCTGCCGATAGTTCTTACGTAAGTGGCCTTAACATAGGGCATGAAGGTGACGGTCGACAGTTTGCAGGAGGCTTTGCAGTAATTAAAATGCATAACGTAGCACTAACCTCAGAAGAGGTTATAAGAAATTTTAACGATACTAAAAGAAAGTACGGGCGATGAAGTATATAGAACAGGGAACAGATTTAGAAGGAAATCCTTGCTGGTTTGTTTTAGAGAATGCAGACTTACTTGGTATTTATATAACTTTAGAAGAAGCTCAAAACAATTTATAATATGGAATCAAAAGGACTAGGAGACACAGTTGCAAAGATCACAGAAGCAACAGGAATTGCAAAGGCTGTAGAAACAGTAACACATGCCGTCGGCATACAAGACTGCGGCTGCAAGAAGAGGCAAAATCAATTAAATAAGATCTTTCCTTACAGTAGTGGAAAGTAGTATATTTATATATAACTAACAGGTTAATTTAAATTTCGTTATATGGAAAATACAAAACTTTCGCAAGAGGAGCTACAATCAATTCAGCAACTCCAGGAAAAAAACAGAGCAATCGTCATTGAATTTGGCGAGGTCGAATTGATCAAACTAAACCTTGAGCGTAGAGTTGAAAACGCTAAGAAATTCTTAGCTGAACTTCGTGAAGAAGAGAACACCTTTGGTAAGGAACTTTCCGATAAGTACGGCGACGGGACTGTAGACCTTTCTACAGGCGAGTTCGTACCGGCTCCTAAGACCGAGGATGCTCCTGCTGGAGAGGTTTCTGCTGCTGAATAGGTAGCTGGTGATCCTGCATTAGAAGTAAAGAGGGTTTCGGCCCTCTTTTTCTATTTATATGAAAATCTTTTTACATTATGGCCATAGGAGATAAAAAATCTTTACTGCAACCTAGCTCCACCCAATCACAGCAGTTTAGGTTACAGTTTACTAATCTGCAGCCGACAAGCTTGACAGCCCAGCAGCTTTCTCCGGTAGCTAATGCTAGACCGGCAGTATCTGTGTTTTTGAATGCCCCTGCTCCTGTCTCCCTACAGGCCCCGCCAACTATTCCACCAGCACTACCGGCTCCGGTACCAGCACCTACTCCCGTAGTTAGTAGTGTACCTATCGTTTATAGTGATACTGCTTTTTACTTTGACGGTAATAGCTTATTTAGCTCTAGCTTAGAGACAATCGATGCCCCAATTAACCTTACAAGTTCGATGGGTATTATGATGGCTATTAAGCCTAATGTATTTACAACTGGTAGTACGCAGACTATACTTCATATGTACTCTGGCAGCTTTGCTAGTCAGTCTTTAGCTATTTCATTAGTCAACGGAGCTATACAGACTACCTTCCGGAATAATGGACAAACCGCTACCTTCTCTCGTAATGCTTCTAGTATAGGTACTCTAGGAAATGGATACACCCTAGTAACATTTGAATACTTCGGTAACAGCGAGTATAACTCCTTAACTAACCCTTCTTACGGCTTCCCCAGCATACAGTTTAACAAAGATACAGCAAATACTAATGCAACACAAACTACACAAACTAGTATAGAGAGTTTAAGTGCTTCGTTTGCAAATACGGACCACCTCTACATTGGAGGTACCCAATTTGAACCTAACATGAATTTTCAAGGAGCTATTGGATTTGTTGCCTTTAATTTTGGCTCACCCTACACCTCAGCATACCCTAACGCTATCTTTGATCAGAGACTTCCCGCAAAAGATTTAACTACAGCTGGTTCTTTTAAAACCCGAGTTTATACCTTTGGAGAACCCAACGGAAGCGGTGTTGCAGTAGAGACAACAGGTAGTGGAGCAACTAAAAACGTAACATTAACACTCTCAGGGTCTGTAATTACAAATGCTAATTACTCATACTTCGTTAGGTAATGGTTTGCACTACTAACGCATATTTATACTAAGATCAATTAACCTTTCCTTAAAATGTCAGAAAGAATTTTATCACCAGGCGTTTTTTCAAGAGAAAACGACCTGTCTTTTGTAACCCCAGCAGCCGGCGAAGTCTCTACAGCACTAGTAGGACCTACTACCAAAGGCCCTCAGGACATACCAACTATAGTACGTTCTTACGGGGAGTACTTGAATATGTTCGGAGGTGCTTTTAAGTCAGGAAGTGACTACTACACCCACTATACTGCACTAGCTGCCGAAAAATATTTTGAGCAGGGCGGTTCTTCACTCCTAGTAACCAGGGTATCCAATCAAACCTTCAGTCCAGCATCTGCTACGATCACAAGCGGATCAACCTCATGGGTGACTCTCACCACTGTGACTGAAGGGGCTATAATGAATAACAGCGGTTCTGCAGGAACAAACAACTCTCTTGCGAGCGGCTCAGCTGATAACATCAGATACGAAGTTACTTCAAAGAATACCCAGCAAGGTACTTTCTCACTTATTATTAGAAGAGGGGATGATAACGAAAAGAACAAAATCGTTCTTGAATCTTATCAAAATCTCTCCTTAGACCCTAAGTCAACTAACTACGTTGCAAGAGTAATCGGGGACCAGTATCGGACTAACCAAGGTGATTCAGTATTAGTGGAAGGTGAATATCCTAACGCCTCTAAGTACGTCTACGTATCAAGCGTCAATACTAAAATGCCTGACTATCTGGATAACAACGGTGTAGCTAATACAGCCTACTCAGCTTCGTTTGCAAACTTTGCAATCGGTAGCGGATCTATCAACGGAGCTTTTGCCAGCGGAACCGGTACACTATTTCAAGCCGCCGTTCAAGCACAGTTTGTTAACCTAGCAGCTAACGACAGTCAGGGTATTGCACCTTCCACTGCCTACGATACGGCAATCGCTACTCTTGCTAACAGAGACGAATACAGATTTAACGTCCTACTAACACCAGGTCTAACTAAAGATCTCCACTCCTCACAGGTAACCCAGTTTATCGATCTAGTAGAGACTAGAGGAGACGCAATTTACGTTGTCGACCCGGTAGGGTACGGCAGCTCAACTGCCACTGCAACCACCCAAGCCGGAGGAATGAACAGCTCATTTGCTGCCGCTTACTGGCCTTGGGTTAAGGTAGCAAACAACGAGTTAGGTAAAAACGTTTGGGCACCTGCTTCAACGGTCCTAGGAGGCGTATTCGCCTTCAACGACAGAGTAGGAGCAGAATGGTTCGCACCAGCAGGTCTACTAAGAGGGGGAATTCCTTCAGTAGTTATGGCAGAAAGAAAGCTTTCTCAGTCAGACAGAGATACTCTCTACTTAGGTAAAGTAAACCCAATCGCTACCTTCCCAGGTTCAGGAGTAGTTGCTTACGGTCAGAAGACCTTGCAAACTAAGGCTTCGGCTTTAGACCGGGTCAACGTCCGCAGACTTCTTATCAACCTTAAGAACTTCATCGGTGACCAGGCCAACACTCTAGTATTTGAGCAGAACACAATCGCTACCCGCAACAGATTCCTTGCCGCCGTTACCCCATACCTTGAGACTGTAGTACAGAGACAAGGACTTTACGCTTATAGAGTGTTAATGGACGACACCAACAACACTGCCGATGTTATTGACCGCAACCAGCTTGTAGGTCAGATCTTCATCCAACCTGCCAAGACAGCAGAATTCATCGTACTAGACTTTGTAGTCCAGCCTACGGGAGCAACATTTAACGTATAAGCTATTTATAATTAAATAATCAGACCAGCAAAATGCCAGTACTAGATCCAAACGAAATTATGTTTACAGCCTTCGAGCCGAAGGTAGCTAACAGATTTATTATGTACATCGATGGAATTCCATCTTACTTGGTTAAGAGTGTCTCTTCACCTTCCTTCACAGACGGTGTCATCAAACTTGATCACATCAACACTTACAGAAAGATCAGAGGCAAGAGAGAGTGGCAGAACATGACCCTCAGCCTTTATGACCCCATCACACCTTCAGGTGCACAGGCGGTCATGGAGTGGGCTAGACTTGGATACGAGTCAGTTACTGGCCGGGCCGGGTACTCGGACTTCTATAAGAAGGACGTCACCTTGAATGCTCTCGGACCAGTAGGTGATATAATCGGTGAGTGGATCATCAAAGGTTCATTTGTAGTCTCTTCTAACTTCGGTCAGTACAACTGGTCTACAGAGGATGCCATCAACGTTGAACTGCAGCTTGCAATGGATTATTGCGTACTGAACTTCTAAAGATTTAGTCTTTATAAAAAATACAAGCCCGGTCTAAATGGCCGGGTTTTTTATTTTAATATATTTATATATAAGAAACTAAAGTTATTTAAAATATGGCATTTAATATACCAACCGAAGTCGTTGAACTTCCCTCTAAAGGACTAGTATACCCAGCCGACAGTCCTCTATCAAGCGGTAAAATTGAAATGAAGTATATGACCGCTAAAGAAGAGGACATACTTACCAATCAGAATTACCTTCGTCAAGGTATTGCAATCGACAAGCTTTTGCAATCAATGATCGTTTCTCCTATTAACTACAATGATCTACTGATCGGAGATAGAGATGCTTTAATGCTAGCAGCTAGAATACTTTCCTACGGTAAGGAGTATTCGTTTGCGTATAAGGGTAAAGAACATAAGGTAGACCTTACCTCTTACCAATCTAAGGTAATTAACGAAAAAGAGTATTCCGCCGGAGTTAACGAGTTTACTTTTACACTACCGGATACCGGGAACGTGATTACCTTCAAGCTGCTTAGCCACGGAGATGAAGGTAAGATAGACACAGAGATAAAAGGTCTACAGAAAGTTAACCAAGAGTCTTCTACCCAAGTTACCACACGTCTAAAATACACTATCACATCTATCAACGGATCCAGAGAAGTGAAAGACATCAGAGACTTTATTGATAATGCATTTTTGGCTAAAGAAGCTAGAGCGTTTAGAGAGTATTACAGTTCACTGCTACCTGGAATCGATTATACAACCAGGCTAGTAATCAATGGCGTAGAGGAGGACGTCGATCTTCCGATCGGTCTTAGCTTTTTTTGGCCTGACGCCTGAGTATAGGACTTTCCTATTTACACAACTTCATGAAATAGTATTTCATGGCAAAGGCGGGTACAACTGGGAGACAGTTTACAACATGCCGATATGGCTTAGAAAACTTACTTTTAGAATGATTGAAAAGCACTATCAAGATGAAAACGAGAACATTGAAAAATCTCAAAATATCCAAAAAGCTACAGCTCAAAACACTAAGCCTTTAGGTCCCGCTATTAGTTCCCCTACCTACAGTACTAAAGTTGCTAGAAAGTAGGAGGTTTCTATTTATATGTATATAGACTTGCATGGCTGACGAACAAAATAAACAAGCTCAGGAACTTACTGATATCTTCGGACTTCAAAATAAGAGGTTAGAGGAACAAGCTGAGTTACAAAAGCAGTTAACTGAAAATACAGCTCTTTACAGAAGCTTTGGAAGTAAAATTCTTTCAAATCAAGTTAAAGCACTTGATCTACAAGCACAGGCAGACGTATTTGAAAAAGAAGGCAACAAGAGTCAAGCTAAGAAATTAGCTCTACAGGCAAAAGCGCTTGAAGCGTCAGCTGAATTACTTAGTGAAAAGCAGGCTGAGTTAAAAATCGATAACGAACAACTTGCAGCCCAAGTACAAAAGGAAAAAAATAACAAAAAAGCTCTAACTTCTTTAAAAGAAACCCTTGGATTAACAGGTCTTTTAAGCAAGCTGACTGCCACTCTATCGGTAGCAGGCTTAGGAAAAAGCCTACTGGGTGTAAATAATGATGTATATACTCTTTCTAAGACTCTAGGCCAAGGAGTAGCAGCATCCAGAGACCTAAGAGAACAGTTTGAAGAATACTCGCTAGGTAATACCAGAATTGATGCAGAGAGATTAACTCAAGCTACTGTTGATCTTGGTCAAGCTCTAGGAACTAACGTGTTGTTTAGCAATGAGTTTGCTGAAGATTTTGTTAAAGCTACCGAGTTTATAGGACT